CGGCAACACTTGCTGCTTTAACAACAAATCAAACTCAAGCGTTTCTTTTGTGCCTTTTGGCTCAAATGCGTCGGGCAACATCGTTGCCGCCGTTGCGCGTTGCGAGGCTCCAACGCCTTCATACGCCACCGGGCTTAACCTAATTGCTTGATCCAACATATTGATGCCAGATTCGGTCGCAAGTACGTTTTCATCAGCATCAAACAGTTCACGTTGTGCGGTTGCAGACATTGGGCGGTTTGCGCCAGTCATTCTTTCGCGCAAAGTAATGTCACGCTCTCGCAATCGCACCATTTCTCGCTGATATGGGGTCATTTCCGCTGTCTTTTCAACAGGTGCATTTATGCCGGTCTTTTTTAACGTGCCGCGCTTACCCGGCAACACATATTCGCCCTCTGCGCTGACAAAGGGTTCTGTACCAAATTCCTCTGGCGCGGGCGTTTCCATAGACCGTTGCAACGCAGCAGCCAGCATGGGATTGCCACGCATAGCGCCAACGCCCTGCGGGGTCATTGCCATACGCATTGCTTCGGCAGTTAATTCTGGCGAAACCGTGTATTTTGCTTCAGTTGCAATTTCAGCCAACCCGAATTCGTCTGGCGTCGTATTGGCGTCCGTAACAGGACGACCGCCAATCAACCGATTCATAATTTGCCTTGACGCTTCTTCTTCCATGCCGGTTTTGCGTGCTTCGGCTTCTTCCGCCTTCTCGCGGGCTTTCTTGCCTTGGTATGCCGACAGCAGTTTGCCGAGGGCAGCGGCCGGGGAGGGCATAGCGCGGATGCCTTGGTAGGTAAACTCGCTTTCTGGCTCCATTGCCTGCTGTTCCAACAGTTCGGCGTAACGGCGTTGGCGTTCCGCACGCAGTCGTTCTTGTTCGTATGGGCTTGGCGCTTTGAACGCCTCGTAGGTTTTAATTGCCATCGAAATCGCCTCGGTAGGTTCCTCCCTGCGGGGTCGTCATGCCGGGGGAGGATGGGTAACCACGCGCCCCTGCGCCTGACGGACGACGCATACCGCCGATCTGCGGCGCTGACTCTGGGCCGCCCTGCTGACGCGGGGCCATCATGCTCATGGCGGGGTTGCTGATCGGGCCGCGATACTGCGACGGGCCAGAGGGGCCGTTAAAGTTCATGCTTTGCGGGGCCACGCCGGGCGCAGAGTTTGGCGTAGCGCCTGCATAGGCCAGCGACGGCTGTTGCGGCTGCCTCGGCGTCATGCCGTCAAGGGAGGCGTTGCGTTCCTGCATTGCCAGCATCCGCGCCAACTCCTGTGGGCGACGGTCGGGCTGCATCATCATCATGGGGCGTCGTCCGTTCATAATTTCCTCACAGGATTCCGTAGTTGACCATCTTGTAGCCGTCAGGCCGCGTTAGCACGGCTTCCGGCAACACTTGTTCCACTTCGTCGGCCATTACGCCGCGTTGGCGCTCACCGCCAATGTCGTAATCGTAAATTCCAATGCCAAGCGGGTGCGTTCCGACACGCTCAATGTTGGACTTCAAGCGGCGATCCGAGAACATG